TCATCATAATAGCCGGGTTCATAATGGCAAATATATACACCGACGGAAAATATGTGAAGATGTTGGCCTCGGGTAGGAAGTACTATCAAATGGCAGGTGTAGCAATTGGGGCGTTGATGTTTTATATATTATTTAAACGAAATCCGTTACGAGCGCGTGAAATGGTGAGTGCATCAAATGAATATATTAAATATTTACCCATTGATAAGAATGCATCAAATATCATATCCCCGATATTAGACTTCACATCAAAGCATAGTTTTGCGAATGAAAGTAGCGAACAATATCCAATTATACCCATGTCAAACAATAATAATCAGTATGCTTCTGAGAACCGCATAGTGAAATCCGGAAAAAAATCAACCAAGCGATCTGTGAGTGAGACCAAGAAGAAGTTTGTAGCAGCTAGACAAAATTGGAAATGTAATGATTGTCAAAACCAACTGAGTGCGTGGTTTGAGGTAGATCATACGGTAAGACTAGAATACGGGGGCAGTAACCATATAGATAATTTAGTGGCATTATGTCGTGAATGTCACGGAAAGAAGACAACCATGGAGAACCTGTAAAACAATATAGTATACAATAAAATATACATTATTGTATACTAGATAATAAAATGAGTGCATCCGGATGGACCATTGGTCTAATCGTCGGATTTATATTATTCAACACTATTGTGTCCATTATCAGCTTACAATTTAATGTCGGATGGGCTAACCGGTTGTGGAATTTAATGACTGAAATATACGCAATAATTATTTCAATGATAACTGCACCTGTAATAAGTATTTTTAGACAAATAATAGCGTTATTCGTTAATTTATATACAGAAATAACAGAACATAAGGCATATGGATTAGTATTAGGCGCAATTATAGCAAGTGCCGTAATATTGAATTATGCGGCATATGATCCAGCAGCGGGGTCAACTGATATATATAAATATTTGTTCCCAATACTGGCGATATTAGGTAGTGTTTTTACTTACATGTTAATCAGTAAGCTAAGTGGTAGCACTCCAAATGATTATTCCGTGTTAGTTGCCTTGGCACTATTCGGGGTAATGTTTGGAGCGGCATTCTATTTCTATTCATCTGGTTTAACATATCCACTGACAGTGGCAGTCGTGTGTTGTATCGCATACCTATTTTTAAGTTATATTTCTGGCACATCAATGAAGTACGTGATAATTACATTGACCTCACTAGCAGCAATATTTGGGTTATCCTTATACTATATAATATCAATTGGTCAACAAAACCTAGATAATTCTATTATACCATATGTGCTATCAAGTATTTTGACATTAGCCATCGTAATAGGCTTAGCGATAGTATTCTATTTTTATAGTAATTACTTAAAAACTGTGGGTGGGTGGAAGGGGTGGTTAGTGAATTTTATATTCTATGTGCCGTGTTTGATACTAGATTTCCTGAACTATATTAAGAGTGAAATAGGATTAACGTCCCATTTGGTATACTATTTATTCCTAATTGAATTGATAGCAGCACTGTTGTACATTTATATACCTAAAATTATAAATAAGGTGGCAGCCAGTGAAGGTACTCCATTGTTAGCCGACACTGCCTTCTTAGATATAAAGAAAGAACTCGGTAGTGGTTACACGGTTGCATTTAAGAATACAAGTATGGCAGACGATGCGGTAACAACATTCAAACGGTCATATAGTATATCTATGTGGGTCTACTTAAATATTCAAGCACCAAACTATGCGTCTTACGCAAAAGAAGCCGAAATATTTAACTATGGAAATGGGTTACCAAAAGTGACTTATGTGAATAATGTAGATACCGACGGCGATAAAACACCAGATGTCTTAAAGATATACTATACAAACAAGGGTAATGTAACCGAACAAAGCTTTACAGTGAATATAAAGCCTCAGAAGTGGAACCAATTAGTATTTAATTATACATCTAGTCAGGTAGATTTGTTTATAAATGGACATTTAGAAAAAACATATGCATTTAATGATGATCCAGTAAACCCAAATTTACCCGAATATTTACCAAGTGATGTTATAACCGTTGGTTCGGAGGACGGATTGGACGGAGCCATATGTAACGTAAAATACCATTATGTTCCACAGACGAAAAGTCAAATAGCTACGTCTTATAATTTATTAATGAAACAAAATCCTCCGACAAATATTTTGTAATGAAACTATATAAGAATGACCCCAACCACCATAGTTCTGATAGTTATTATACTATTATTAGTATACGTGTTATATGCATATTTAACCGGCACAGTTACATCTCTCACGCAGACGGCCAGTTTGAAGTCGCAGGTGCCGGCTATTACCAAGATTGATGGAGCCAGAAACACGCGATATGGTTACAGCATATGGATATATGTAAATACGTGGTCAAACTCTGGAACGAAGACAATATTTAGTCGTGCTAATAACATGAAGTTGTATTTAGATACGACAAGTCCTAGCTTAATGCTGGATATGGCAATGAATGGTCCAGCCGGTGGTGCCTATGCAAAAGAAACCATGACGATTACCAGTAATTTCCCTCTTCAAAAGTGGGTTTGTATATCGATTAGTGTGGATAACCAGTTTGTGGATGCTTATTTAGATGGAAAATTGGTAAAATCACAAAGGATGTTCAAACAACAAACAACTGCTGGGGTTGGGTCAGCTCCTGCAACGGTGACTAGTTACATTCCAATAACACCTCCGGATGCCACGTTAAGCCCTATCAATTTAGGAAACGTCGGCCAAACCGGTGGGTTTACTGAATTTGACGCATTTATTGCCGAATTTAAGCGATGGTCTGTACCGATTGACCCGCAGAGTGCGTGGGATACATATTTAGCTGGAAATGGTACAAACGCAATATCTCGTGCATTCTCGTCATACGGAATAGATGTAGCTGTATTAAAGAATAATGTAGAGCAGACAAGGTTCTCGTTATAAGATGATATAATAAAAGACGGATATAATTAAAAACGTCTGACATTTAATCCCAACGTATATTATAATAGATATAATATGAGTTTTCAACCAAATATAGCGCCTTCATCTTCTGGATCAAGCTTTGGTCAATCATTTGCAAATAGTGTAGGCAGTACCGCTGATAGTGTGAGCAACAATTTGTCTAGCACATTTACCGAGTTTTCTAGTCAAACTACCGCGGCAACGGGAGCAACTAGTGAATTTTTAACATCAAATACGATCATCGCAAAATTTGCATTTATATTGTTAATATTGGTTGCATTTTTATTGCTATTTAATTTAGGTGTAACAGTTCTTGGTTACCTTACTGATCCGTCTCCTGATCCATATATTATAAAGGGATTGATTGATGGTAACACTGAGAAGATAATACCACAGGATCCGAAACAGACTAATTCTATACCGATATATAGGTCAAATGACCAGTCAAAAGGTATGGAATTCACCTGGTCTGTATGGCTATATATAAATGATTTGGGAACTACTGCGGGTAAATATCAGCATATTTTTAGCAAAGGTGACGGAAAAATAAGCACAACCACGAGTTTATCTACTATACATAACGGACCCGGTCTTTATATGAAGCCGATGGAGAACACACTACGTATTATAATGGACACAGTCTCTCCGACAGACACCAATACTGAAATAGAGATAGACAATATACCTATTCGGAAATGGGTTCAGGTTACCATGCGTTTACAGAACACAGTGTTAGACGTATATGTAAACGGAATTGTAGTAAATCGTCTATTGCTGAACAATACCCCTATGCAAAACTATGGTGATGTATATGTTTGTCAACAAGGAGGTTTTTCTGGTAAGTTATCTAATTTGAGGTATTTTAGCAGGGCACTGAATGTATTTGAAATAAATAATATTGTCTCGGCTGGACCAAATTTGAATATAGCGGAAGATGCCAAACCAGTCGGAGGATTTGGTTACTTATCTAGCATGTGGTATGCATCTAAATATTAGGTATAGTAAAAATATAGTAAAATATAGTACTAGATATATAGTATATTTTACAAATGGCAAATATTAGCATGAACCTAGATTTGATGTGTGAGTTGAGAAAACAAAGACAATCCTTGTTTGCGATGCCATCATTTCGTGCAACACCCGTATCGCCTTATCCAGAATATACGAAGGAGCAACTAGACATGCGACGAAAAGCAGAAATACTAAAATATGCGGGTAATCGCATGAATACCAAAACCAATAGTCTGACAAAAACGGGTCGCTTTGCACAAATTATTACTGGTAAATATCAGTCTCGTTCGTATACTACAACATATACAGAAAACGTTAGTTATAAAGAGGACAAATTATTAAAACTGAATAGCGTTGTCATTCAGCGTGTTCCAGTATTTTCAGTATTTGACTGTTCACAAGACGATCTTATTCCGGTTCCCACATCTTCTTCTGATGTACCTGGTCCAATAATCAATTTGTATAATGACGATCGCATTCCACTTTATAATTTCACCGGCATATTGAATAATGCATATGCAATCACTGATGTAATTGAAACCGAAAAATGGAAGATAAACTACATAGGTGAAAATGCGCCTAATTTTTATACGACTACGTATGACACTGGGAATAAATATGATACTGAACCGACCGAAACTATACTATCCTACATATACATTACAAGTGCGATTGATCAACCCGAATATATATATGAGATGTATGTACCAATCGGTATTCATTTTGAAGGTAAATATAAAGGAAATAGCACAACCAACGGGTTTAATCCCACAATTACATTAACTATTCCAGACGGTGGGTTTAATCCACAAATTCTTATTGGATCAAATGTATTAGATATAAATCGGGTTGTTGAGTTTCACGATAATGCGAATAATATAAGTGATGTTTCGTTTAACATTACCAACAAACACGCAGACTTCTCTGGAACAATGTATATTGGAATGTTAAAAATTTCTAATATCAGCCTATATACTGCTGTTGGTTATATATATACGGCTAATATCATTACTAACGTTACATTTAGCACGGGAAGTTCCGCTGACACAACAAAATTAGCTACCGACTATTTATTTACGTATGGTTTATATTATAATCTTTCGGACGCTATTATCAAAACAACGACTAACTGTACGATTAATCGCGCTGCGAGCAGCGAACCACGAGGTCAAATTCAACTAACTTCATCATCTAACGCATAATCGGTGGAACCGATGTCACGGCATATTGGACAGCGTGTACATTTCGGTGAACAAGATGAACATATAAAATGCCCGCATTCTGGTACTACTAATTTATCAATGGGCATACTTTCATAGCATACGGGACAGTCTTCTGTAATCGTACATTTCGCATATAGCGTTTTTATAATTGTATGTAATGAGGATATTTTTGAACGATATGTAGTCATTTTACTATTATGTTCGGTTGTAACCCGAGACAGATCGCGTGACGTAGACGAAAGTCTTTTTCTGTAAAACTTGTTATCCGAAATCAATTTTCGGGTTTGTAGTTGCAGTTCGTTATATTGTAGTTGCAACTCATTGAACCTTATTTCAATGTGACTGTTCGTTTCAACCGGATAAGGTTTACAATTTTTTGCATACTTTGCAATGACACACGCAATCATGTTTTCATTATCCTCACTTACTTGTGTTATCTCAACAAAGGCTACACGGCGTGATGCATTGCCAGTGCCTTGAACATAATGGTATATTGCATAATCTTCAAAATAATTATTAAATTCTCGGATAAGATAATCCGCATCAGGTAAATCCTGATCGCCGTATACGGGTCCAGGTCCATATGCGGTTCCATCAATTGTATGATTTGTATCTATATCATATAATTTAATCTTGTTAGGTATCCGTATTTCGTAACAGTGAACTGATTCGGATTTGTTGCGAGTAATGTTGATTATATTGAAAGTTAAGTTGTATGTCAACGTCATAAATTTGTCAATTGCAAGCTGACATAGTTCATCTCGTGTTTTTGGCATAGTAGATATCGTTGTTGTTATTATTTGAAAGTGTATTAAATGCCGACGCGCAATTCAATTTTCTAACGAGTTTCTTGCATATTATTGCTCAAAGTTGGATTTAGACATTTATGTTGACTAGGAAATATCTGTCCAGACATACATTTTGTATCTTTATCAATTTCTACACACCCTCTTCGGCCTTGATAATCACCCGCTAAACACCAATGCGTCTTACCCGATGCAATGGACGTCTGTATATTACTCGTTGATGCGTCTGTATCGGGAATTCCAGCTTTAATGTTAGAAATATTTAATGCTTTATCAAAATGCGATTTAGATACAGGGTCAAGTGCATCTCTGCTACTATCTTTCAAGATGTTTCCAACAGACTGAACTGATCCACTTGCAATATCAATTCCGGTTTTTGCAGTAAGAGATACGACATCTGCGGTTGTGTTTATAACTGCCCCCGCAGTGTATCCAAATAAAGATAGGATTTGAACGATAAGTGGTTTAAAGATGTTAACGATAGACTGGAAGAAATTGCCGAGTATTTGGAGTAGATTGCCCAAGAAATGTAATATATTTATTCCTAAAAGAGAGAATATTAGCAAAAATACCAGAAGAACAATGAGAAGGTTTTTATTGACGGTAATTCCTCCATTGCCGGTATCTAGTTTAGGAGAAGCAGAAGCCATTGTAGTATCCATTTTATAATATATATAATCAAACATATTTTTACTTGTTCGTTTGCATTTGACAAAAAAATTGTCATTTAATAATAAAATGGGTTTGTTTAGTTTCGTAGAGACCTTCTTCTTTGTCAGTTTAGGCATTACATTTATATTGATCTTGCTATTGATCTACCATTTTAGACAGCGGTTTGTAGCATTAGAACAGAAATGTGATACTATGTTTGACCTGATTAATAATATAGTGACCGAGCTGAATAGTGAACGTCGTGCCTTAAACGGTTTCGGAGAAACCGACCCTCATATAATGTTTTATCCGGAAGCAAATGACCGTCTTACGTCTGGTGGGCAGTCTGGTATGGTAAAAGAGTTTCACAATGTGAATGATGATGAGAGTGGCAGTGATGATGATGAGAGTGGCAGTGATGATGATGAGAGTGGTAGCGACGATGATGAGAGTGGTAACGAGGATGAGAGTGGCAGTGACGAGGATGAGAGTGGTGACGATGCAGAGAATTCAGTGAAAGTTATTACATTAGAACCCTTAGAAGAACTACACGAAATGCCGATTGACGACATTGATACTTCTGATAATGACGAGAATGAAACCGGTGTTAGTTTAGTAGCAAGCGATCCAATTGTAGTAGAAAAGTTAGACAACGAACATTTAGAAAATCTATCCAAACCAGATGTAACTGAAAGAGTATCATCCGACGTATATAATAAGATGTCTATCCAGGCGTTAAAGGCCTTAGTTATTACCAAGGGATTGAGCAGTGACCCGAGTAAAATGAAGAAGGGGGATTTAGTGAAGCTATTAGAGACTGCCGGTCAGTAGTAAACTTATTTATAATATCTATAAATGTTATATATTATAATGTTCTCAACCAATTATGCAAATCTAGACAATGCATATACTAAACCCGAATTTGAATTTTCGCGCACTATGTATCCTGTTCACAAGGAGGCCCCTTTTCCAAATATACCAAAAATGATCCCCAGCAGTTTACAACCAGAGAATGCGAATAATGCCGATTTGGTTGCAAAGACGGGTATAACGACTAATTGGCAGTACCGCAAGTATTTAACTGATAATGCAAAGGATATTATGGAATATAATTACCGTGAGAGTAATAATGAGAACGGGTTAGCAGTGAGAAACGCGGCGTTACCGGGTATGCAATGCAACAATGTAACTGGTATGACAAATACTCCTCGTATGCAGACAAGTACGATTGCTCCGATACAAGGAACCTCAAATGAGAGTTTAAAGAATGCATATTTGGCATCAGTTGCGTTTCATTCCGCGTCAATTGCTCCTACCATTGACCGCAACCAACTTCGCAGATAATGATTTGCCGTTCAAACGACATAAACTATTCGGTTTATACTGTTTATCATCGCCAAAATGAAGGTAATTAGTTTTGATGTAGGAATAAAGAACATGGCATATTGTGTTTTAGATTGTACACAAGGAGAACTTGGTATCATCGGTTGGGGTGTATTGAATTTAATGGCCAAACAAGAAACCGAACACATATGTAGTTGTATAAACAAACCAAAGTCAAAGAAAACATTGCCAAGTACGTGTACCAAGAAGGCAAGGTACACTAAAAACGACCTATATTATTGTGATAAACACGCGAAGGAAGGTTCTCAGTATATCGTCCCGACTAAACAAATGCAGCCGTCTTCATTGAAGAAACTAAAAGTGGACGATCTTATCAAATTTGGTAACAAGCATCTTGTATTTTTATCTACCCCCAACTATGATAAATTACTGAAAAAGGATTTACTAACAATAGTTATGACCTATTTTGAAAAACATTGCTACGAACTAATAGTAGCAACCAAATCTAAGACGGCATCAGAGACGGACCTCATAGAGATTGGACGTAACATGAAAACCTGTTTAGGAGAAATAGAGAACCTATCAGATATTACGAATGTAGTCATTGAGAACCAGATATCTCCGATTGCAAATAGAATGAAAACAATACAGGGTATGCTTGCACAGTATTTTATTATGACAAATGAAAATGCAAAGATTTCTTTTATATCATCGGCGAATAAATTGAAACAATTCGCTAGTCGCCGCACATTCACAGAAGACGACTTGACTGAAAACACGTTGACAACGGTAGCGGACGGTGCACGAGGCATTAATCCAGACTATAAAGCTCATAAGAAAGACGGTGTTTATTATTGTTTAGAGATTATAAACAAGAACGATCATTTGATACCGTGGAGAACATGTCTTGATACAAAGAAAAAAGACGATTTAGCCGATGCATTTTTACAAGGTATTTGGTATTTACGAAACAATAATAATATTATAGTTGCGGAGGATTTAAAAATAAAACTTGTATAAATATCATAATACAATGGAAGTCATAGATTTAGGTGCATTGGACGATTTAGACCCTATTTCCCTAGATGTAGAAGGATCTGGCATGGGATTTTCAAGCTCTAATTTTGGGTCCGGAATAGAGCTTCTAATGAATGATAAAAAGATCTCATCAGGTAATTCTAATTTAAATTTAGGCGAACTTGATAATTTAGAGAATGAGTTAAATGAGTTGTCTGGACAGAGTAGACCAGCATCATCTAATGGTAACACAAAAACACTATCTGGAATGGCTGCAAACCTATTTGGTTTTGGATCCAAGGCGGAGCCAGCGAGTAAACCATCGTCATCAGACGAGCCGTCTAGTTCAAATATTGGACAGGCAACCCGCAGTAGTATGGGTAATGCAAAGACTTGGGACGGATTTTCTAAGATTAACGAGATACCATTAAACGCCGAAAAAGCCACCACTCTCAGTGAACGAGAGGTACGTCGCAAGAAGCGCGCTATGTTAAAGAAGTTAGATGAATGGTATGAGAAAGGATTGATTAAACATAATTCCAATTTCTCTTTGGATTCGGCATTTGATGAAATTGAAGATGAGTATGAAACTGCATTAGAAGACAAGCGTAAAAAGGATAGTGTGAAGTTGCAAGGGTGGTGGTTTATGACGTTTATTAATTCTTTGGAATATGCAAATACGGCATTTAATCCATTTGATTTGAACCTCGACGGTTGGGGGGAGCAGGTGAATGAAGACCTGGATAGTTATGAGGAGATTTTCTCGGAATTACACGATAAGTACAAGGGTGGCAAACTTGCACCCGAGATTTCTCTATTGCTTCGTGTAGGGTTTAGCGCGGCAGTACTGAACTTTTCAAATAAAGCCCTGTCAAGTGCAACCCCCGCGTTCAATGATGTAATTAAACAAAGCCCTGAACTAATGAAGATGTTCACAAATGCCACTGTAAGTAGCATGAGCCAATCATCACCTGGATTTGCAATGGCAAATAACTTTATGCAAGATAATACGAAACCAAAGGGACCTCCTCCTCCCGCTCCCATAAATACACAGAATATGGCCCCCCCTCAGCGTCCGGGAATGACGTATACAAATGAGCCACCAAGCAATCGCCCAGATATTAATGCAAGTCGTGGAGCCATGTTTAGAGAACAAGGTGTAGAAGCAAACGGTGAATACAATATTAATGCACCTGAACGTAGTATTCGCACACCACAGCAATCTGCTCCTCGCCAAGAGATGCGAGGACCTCAATCAAGCGACATAGATAACATCTTGGCGGGTCTAAAAACACGTAACGTGAATATCCACGAGACCCCACCACCACAACAGTTCAGACAACAAGTTGACGACGACTCGGTTATCTCTATTGCCTCATTGAAGGACATGCAGAACTCTAATATGCCAAAGAGTTCAAATCGTAGAAAGAATAGGTCTGATAAAAATACCATTTCATTGGATATTTAATGTGTACGTTTACAATAAAAAATAGCATAACGCCATTTTTTATTTGGTTTGATTTTTCCTAACTGAAAGGATGTATTTTATTTTTCTGAATACAACAATCTATCTGGTTTGTTTATTTTATGTCTATCTCTAAGATATCGTGCAGAGACTACGGTTTTAGGTGGCGATGGGATTAAGTTGTCAAATGTAGCAACAGCAGTAATTATGTCTTCAATTGTAGCCGCAGTGTTTCTACTATAATCACGATAAATCCGGCCTGGGGGTTTCGGTTGGTTCATTTTACTTCTGTTCCTAAGGTAGTATCTGGATGCAATTGGTTTATCTGAACGAGCAAGTTGCAGAAGAGCATTTGCCGCTTCCATATGCCGAGTGGTAATGCGAGATGACATGTTGAATTAGTTGCAATTGCATTTCAATGAAAACATTCAATTTTTCAATGAAGATGGGATAAATTGTGTTAAATGCCCAGTTCCAAAATTAATGGGTAGTGGTCAGAGTTATATGTTCCACAAAACTCTTCATATTTGTGGTAATAATATGCACTCTTTATTTTTGTTTGCAATCCCGGCGTTACCAACAGATGATCAATGGTAGAGAACTCGTCGGGAGTAGATTTACAGTCACCGTTCTTGTCCCACCAATCCGAATAACGGTCTGATTTGGTTATAGTCGATGCCACATTGTATAACTGGTATATATTTGTATTTTTTCCACGCACAATGTCAAGAACGTGTGAGATGGGCTTATTATTATTGGCGTCTAGCGGGTCTTCGTCAAAATCATTAAAATCGCCCATTACTATCACTTCATAACCCTTCTGTATATACGGAACAATGATATTCTGAATAACAGTCGCCTGCGCTTCTCTCTCCGCACACCGCGTTGTATCCGTAGGATATGCAAGCAAATGGAGACCAATATAGAGCACCTTCATATTCTGCCATTGAAATTCAGTAATATAGTGTTTAGTAACACCCGATGTTCCGGGCGAACCGTTATATCCACACTTTGACCCAGGAACAGGATAACTGACGCGTTCTTCCGATCTGTATAAACTGACCGAGGGGTTTATTTTGGTCAACATTCCGACGTTTTGTCCGGTAGACGTGTCCGAGCCTTGTATCAAATACGGGTTGTATTCCGGCGATGTTTGTTTTATCAGTTCATCTAATTCATCACAGCCTTCTACCTCACATAAGTTCATTATATCCGGCTGTACATCATTAATGACATTTGCGACGTACTGAATATGCGTTTGGGCGATGGTTTCATTTTGCCACGTACAACCCGCACCTGGACAATCTGCATTTTTATAATAATCAGTGAATAACCACTCCACATTATACTGCATAATACGTAGCGTATTCTTGTCTTGTCTACGATCCGCATTTGGATTAGTCACGGTTGGACAGAATGTCTCGGCATACACGGTGAGAGGTGCAAACAGTGCAAAAATAGCGGTCATTGCAACGATCATACGAGAACCAAACATTGTCTATATTGTTATATACACTGGCTAAAAGAATTATGTCTAAGTTTTTTATTATATCCTTTTACACTTGTTTCATATAAAACGCTTATCTTATATGAAGACCTTGTTGAACCGTTATGTTCTACGTGCTTTGATAGATGAATTGCGAACGCTACCGACTCCACCGGGCGCCAAACTACCCGGTTTGTAATATACCTGAGCATTATTTGTAAAAAGAGGTGTTAACATTCTTAGATTAGGTGGATTGGACGGTCCAGTTAGTGTAGTAGACACGTTGTAATTTACTACTGTACTACCCAATGTCCCAGTAAAACTAGATGCGGTTAATAACAAAACATAATTATTTGACATATCAGTTGGTATGGTTGGATAACCAGTTGGAACAGTAAAATTGTCGGTACGCAATGCAACACCTTTTACCCAAGTAAAATATTTAATGTATCCACCAAATGCAGTATCATTATCATTTGCGGGCGTAGATTCATTACCAATTATTAAATCGTCGGCGCCATTGTAATTAGTTATATCCACCATGGAAAATATAGAAGTCCCATTCATATATACTTTTGTCACGCCGCTAGCCCGGCAAATCGCAAAATGAACCCATTTGTTCTTGTAACTAGAAGGAGTTAAGTTTGAACGCCTCAGTGTATCGTCTAACGCCCAATAATAAAATTTGCCAACTGGTACGTTTTCTTCGGTTATGCCAGGTTCTATGGATACACCAATAGTAGCCTCTGGATGATTACCAACTTGAAAAATTCGTGGAAACGGATTATTGTCGGTTTGATATTGATACCATTCTATTGTAAAATCGCCAGTACCAAAATCAAAGCCATTTGCATTTGGAATTTTCAGATATGATGTATCATTACCAAGAAAAAATAAATCCGACATTGCGTGTTTATTTATAATATATAAATACGTAAGAAAATAATGGTGGAACTGTTTTCTAAATGTGGCGTGCTATACATTATTCACGGTCGCTGACCATTTGCACAATGCCTGATATGCGCCGTCTGCAATTTCCTCGTCAGTTTTTCCGTCCATACAATTTGCCACGTTGTCCGCCCCTATCATATACAAAACCACGGTCGGTGAACCCAGTCCATCTGTGGCATCCAGCATATCCGTAAATGAGTTGCCATATTTGCCATCGCCATACCATTTCATTATATTGTTGCCTGACGGGGCGGT